GCAGAGCCTCGGCTTGGTACCGAGCAAGAAATATGATGCCAAACCAGTGCTGACATCCGGGTTGTTGGATTTAATCCGTGGTGTAATACCCCCTAAGGTGATGGAGTGGCGGGAGTCCAATGGGACGCTCGCAGAGAAGCTTCGCACTGTTCCGGGGAACAAGCACTTCACAGTTCCGAAGAACTGGGAGAGCAACCGCTGTGCCGCCACTGAGCCCCTCTGGAATTCATTTCTCCAGGCGGGTATTGGGTGGCACATGCAGCGACGACTCAAGCGCTTCGGTGTCGATTTGACCGATCAACGGTGGAACCAAGAGCTCGCCGCGTTGGCGTTCTTCTGGTACCTTGTTACGCTGGATCTATCTTCAGCCTCTGACTTGGTTTGCCGTGCAGCGGTCTTTGAAGCCCTCGCGTACAATGGATGTGAGGACGGCCTAAGGTGGCATCACCTGCTGAACAAGGCCCGTTCCGGCTGTATGACTATGCCAGACGGGACCTTGCGCAAGCTGGAGATGTTTAGCTCCATGGGTAATGGATTTACCTTCCCATTGGAGACCATCTTGTTCTTGGCCGTAATTCGGGCAACTGTGCCCAGCTTCAAGCGGTGCCAAACTGCGGTTTACGGGGATGACATGGTTGTCCCCCGCGAATACGCAGGTGCCGTAATCGAACGTCTGGAATACCTCGGGTTCCAGGTGAATTGGAAGAAGTCGTGCCTGGCAGGCGCGTTCTTCGAAAGTTGCGGTACCGACTGGTTTATGGGGAAGAATGTACGCCCCTTCTACCTGTCGCGTGACTCTGACAACCCGGCCCCGTACCAGTTGCAGGTCGCCAATGCTCTCCGAGCTTGGTGCTTGCGCGTGTACGGGACTATGCCGGAAAACATCACTCCTGTGTGGAAATGGTTGAAAAGCCAAATCCCTATGGGGTGGCGGAACCCGTGCCCCCCTACCCTGGGGGACGTGGGATTGCACGTGTCCGAGTCCGAAGCCCTCAAGTCCAACACGGTCCAGCTTGCTGCGGAGCAGCCGGGCTATGAAGGGCACGAGGGTTACCTGCTACGCATTGCTAAGGTTAAGCCGGTCTTCCAAGACAGGCGGAGCTTCGGCGTGCTTTGCTGCAGGATAGCCGCAATCGGAACCGACTTGAACAGCCCTCTTGAAACGCGCGGTTTGGAAGCCACGCGCGGGTTGTTTGGGAAGGTCCGGACCGGGATGGTTGTCGCCCTTTGGGAAGGCGACGTTGGAGCAAGGCGAGCGTCCTCGACATGGTTACCACCGCCGCATGGCGATAGTCCAGGGTCTTATACCTGGCTGCCGCTGAGCCGCTCAAAGTAGCTACTAGAGCCACTTAGTTTTGCCCCCTTTGGC